CCTAATGCGAAGCGTCCGCCCCGCCGAGGAGCATCCCGGCGGGTTGGGCTCAACTGCAATCAAGAGACATCTCCCATGGAAACCCCTATGAAACCCACGGTCGGACAGATCGTGATTTACCGCATGCACCAATCCGAGGCGCCGATAAACGGCGCGCACGAGCACCCGGCGGTCGTCACGCGCGTCTGGAACGACGCGATGGTTAATCTGCACGTGATGTTCGATGGCCGCGCGGCCGAACCGATCGGATCGGTCTCTCACGCATCGGTTGTGCACCCCTTCGCTCGCGCCTGGCGCTGGCCGGAGCGGGTTCAGGAGGCCCAACGATGATTCGCGACGAAAATCAGGCGGCTCGACCGCGCCGGCCGGCCGGCGGCGCGCTCCGCGGCAAACGCACCTATCTCCTGGGCGGTCTGACCGCCCTCTCGGGCGCGATCCTGTGGCTCACCGGGGACCTTGCGGCGGGCGAGGCCGCCCGGCAGGTGCTCGAAGGGCTGTCGTTCATGGCGCTCAGGGCCGGCGTTTCGGCTCCGGCTCCGCCTCCCTGGCCGCCGCTCGAATCGGGCGAGCCGGGCCGGGAGGACCGCTGATGTTCCTCGAACGTTTGAAACTGCTGCACGAGCCCGGCCACATGTGCTGGCACGTCGCCCGGCCGTTCCGCTACCGGTCGGAGCGCTACGGGCGGGAGATCGCAGTCCCGGAAGGCTTCGAAACCGATTTGGCCTCGGTGCCGCGGGGCATGTGGCATCTGATGCCGCCGTGCGGGCCGTACCTGGAAGCCGCGGTGGTGCACGACTATCTGTATTCGCAGGGCGGCGACGCGCAAGCTCGGGAGGCGGCCGACGGCATTTTTCTCGAAGCCATGGCGGAGCTGGGCGTGGGGCCGGTCATGCGCCGGGCGATGTGGGCCGCGGTGCGCGTCTTCGGCGGGAGCCGCTTCGGTGGATGACGCCGACCGCGCGCAAGTTCTCGAAGAGGCCGAACGGGACGAGGCCCTGCGCCGCCTGCGCGATAGCACCGCCTATTGCGAGGCGCAGCTCAAAGCCCCTCACCCCAACCCTCTCCCGGGGGGAGAGGGAGAAACGGTGGTGATCTGCCGCGACTGCTTCCACCCGATCCAGCCGGAACGGCTCCGGGCCAATTCAAAAGCGGTGCGCTGCATCGATTGCCAGATCGAACACGACCGAGAGCGACAACAGGAAAGGCGGCATGCCGATTGATTACGACAAATGGCGGTTTTTCTTCGAGGTGTTCCTGTTCGTGTGGAACCTGGGGCTGGGGGCCTATCTCTGGAACAACCGGCGGCACCAGGTCACGACCGACCGCATCGACACGCTGGAAACCGACATGGGCGCGCAAATGGGCGAAATGAACAACCGCCTGACCCGCGTCGAGCGGGATCTTGAGCACGTCCCGGACCACGACGATCTCGCCGCGATTTACGAACGGCTCAACGGCGTCGACAAAGGCGTCTCCGAGCTGAAAGGCGAGTTCGCCGCCGTCCGGCGCGGGGTCGATATGATTCATACCTTCCTTTTGGAGAAAAAATGAACACCTTCGCGCGCTTCGAACACGAACAGCGCCGCCTCGCGATCCTCCGCATCCTGAGCGCCGATCCCGACTATTCGACCAACGAGGAGGTGCTCGCAAAGGCCCTTGCGGCCTCCGGCCTGGGCGCCTCGACCGCCGATCTCCGCGCGGATCTCGTCTGGCTCCGGGACCAGGTCCTGGTGATGCTGGGCGAGGTCGCCGGCGTCTACACCGTCAAGCTCGCCCGGCGCGGCGAGGACGTCGCCAACGGTCTGGAGCGGGTCGAGGGCGTCGCGCGGCCGCGGCCGGAGTAATGGCCATGTTCCATCGACCCGATCGTGAAAAGATCGGCATCGGTTTTTGGTACGGCCTCGGCTTTTGGGCGGCGTTGTTTTTTGTGATTGGCGTCGCCGGCATTCTGCGCAACCTGTTCAGCTGATGGCCCGCAAATCCACCATCGAAACCCTGCCGTCCGACATCCTGGAGCAGCTCCAGGCGCTGCTGCGCGATCCGCGCTGCACGCGCCTCGAGATCACCGCCGAGATCAATGCTCTGCTCGAAAAGGAAGGCCACGACGACCGCATCAGCGCCTCCAGCCTCAACCGCTACGCCAAGCGCATGGACCAGGTCGGCGAAAAGCTCCGCCAGTCGCGCCAGATCGCCGACATGTGGATCGGGAAATTGGGCGCCGCGCCCCAGGGGCAGATCGGGCAGTTGGTGAACGAGCTGGTCCGGAACCTCGCCTTCGACACCGCTCTGAAGCTCTCCGAGGGTGACGAGCCGGTCGAGCCGAAGCTCCTCAAGGAGCTGGCGATCGCCGTCGAGCGGCTGGAAAAGGCGGCGAGCGAGAATGAAAAACGCCGGCGCGAGATCGAGGCCGAGGCCCGCCGCCAGGCGCTGGAGGAAGCGGCCCAACGGGTGGATGAAGCCGCCAAGGCCAAGGGCCTGGACGAAGATCAGGCACGCTTCTGGCGCGAGAAAGTGCTGATGGGGGTGTGATATGCGCGGGTTGACCGAAGGGGCTAATACGAAATCAAAGCAAGTGTGCTACACATGCTCGGATGGTTGTTACGCTGGCGCCACAGTGTATGCCGACGGGACGGTGAAGCTGTTTATACAGGCGATGGTGAGGTATCTGTCGAGCTCGGCGATGCTGAACGCCTGGAGTTTGCAGGGTTTCTGAAGGCCGGCGTGGATAGAAAATGACCACCCTAGCCCCCCTCGCCGATACCCAGCGCATCGTCGAATGGGACGAACTGCCGGAAAGCGTCCGCAACATTCCGGACAGCTTCGACCCGCTGGCCGACGGCGTCTTGATGAAGCACCAGGTCGAGTGGATCGCTCTCAAGGCCACCATCAAGGTCGAGGAAAAAGGGCGACGGACCGGCATTACCTTTTCCGAAGCGCTGGACGACACCATCACTGCCGCGAGCCGCAAGAGCGCCGGCGGCGACAACGTGTTCTACATCGGGGACACCCAGGAAAAAGGGCGTGAGTTCATCGGCTACTGCGCCAAATTTGCGCGCATCATCGCCGCGGCCCAGGGCCAGGGGGTCAGTGCCATCGAGCAGTTCATCTTCGAGGACCAGAACCCGAAGACCGGCGATACCCGCCAGATCACGGCGTTTCGCATCCGATTCGCCTCCGGCTACCGAATTACCGCGCTGTCCAGCCGTCCGGAAAACGTTCGCGGTCTCCAGGGGATCGTGGTCATCGACGAGGCGGCCTTCCACAAGAACGTCGAGGACGTGATCGACACCGCCGTGGCCCTCCTCATTTGGGGCGGCAAGATTCGCATCATCTCCACTCACAACGGCCAAAAAAACCGGTTCAACGAGTTGATCCGGGACGTCCGCAACGGCATGTATGGCGCCGACGCCGTGGTTCACAAAACCACCTTTGACGATGCCGTCGGCAATGGGCTTTACGAGCGCGTCTGCTTCATGGCCGGGCAACCCGCCACCGCCGAGGGCAAAAAGGAGTGGTACACCCGCATCCGCAAAGCCTACGGCCCGCGCAAGGCCAAGATGCGCGAGGAGTTGGACGCCGTCCCGCGCGAAGGCGAAGGGCAGGCGATTCCGGGCGTCTGGATCGAGGCGGCCATGAAGGAAGAGCGGCCGGTCCTACGGATTTACCTCGACGACGATTTCGCCAAGCAATCCGAGGACCAGCGCAAAAAGTGGGCTGAACACTGGATTAAACGCCATTTGGAGCCGGTTTTAGAGAAGCTCGACCCAGGCGATCGCCATTTTTTCGGCATGGACTTCGCCCGCCGAGGCCACCTGTCGGTCATCTGCCCGATGGCCAAGCGGCCCAACCTGACTCGGAAAGCGCCGTTCGTGGTCGAGATGCACAACGTCCCGACCCGCCAGCAAGAGCAAATCCTCTGGTACATCGTCCCACGCCTGCCGAAGTTCGGCGGCGGCGCGATGGACGGCACCGGCCCCGGCCAGACCTTGGCCGAATACACCGTCGGCAAGTTCGGCAGCCTCATCGAATCGGTGGATCTGTCGCTCGCCTGGTATCGGGACCAGATGGGGCCGTTCGTCCAAGCCTTCGAGGACGGCGCCATGGACATCCCCAAGGACGCGGAACACGAATCGGACCTCCGCGACTTGGAGCGAATCGACGGCATCATCAAGGTGCCGAAGGAATCGGTCGAGACCGACAACGAGACCGGCGTCTCCCGCCACGGCGACTTCGCCATCGCGGCCGCGCTGGGGCATTACGCCAGCCGCAAGGATAAAAACATCATCGATTACATCCCCGTCCCCGTTAAAGCCCAGCGGCGGGAGGAAAACCCGAACCGTCTCGACATTCCCGAACCCTCCGGAGCCTGGTAATGGCCATCCTCGATCGACACGGCAACCCGATCCAACCGCGGCAACTCGCCGAACCCCAAACGCGCCGGGACGCCAAGTTCGCGCGGCTCCACCGCGAGTTCGCGGGCCACCCGAGCCGGGGGCTCACCCCGCCCAAGTTGGCGTCGATCCTCCGCGCCGCCGAGGAAGGCGACCTCGTCGGCCAGCACGAGCTGTTCCTCGACATGGAGGAAAAGGACGGCCACCTCTACGCCGAGATGCAAAAGCGGCGGATGGCGGTCGCGGGGCTCGACTGGAGCATCCAGCCGCCCCGGAATCCGTCGGCCGCGGAGAAAAAGCAGGCGGCGTACCTGGAGGAGCTGATCCGCGACATTCCCGACATCGAGGATGTCGTCTACGACCTCGCCGACGCCGTCGGCCACGGTTTCGCGTGCCTGGAGTACGAGTGGCGGAAGCTCGGGGCCGAATGGCTCCCGAAAGCGATCCTCCACCGTCCGCAAAGCTGGTTCACCGTCGACCGCGACACCCGCTCCGAGCTTCGGCTCCGGTCCGACAGCGCGGACGGCGATCCGCTACAACCCTTCGGCTGGATCGTCCACGCCCACCGCGCGAAGTCGGGCTATCTCGCCCGCTCGGGGCTGCATCGCGTCTTGGCCTGGCCGTTCCTGTTCAAGAACTACAGCGTCCGCGATCTCGCCGAATTCCTCGAAATCTACGGCCTCCCGGCCCGGATCGGCAAATACCCGCCGGGCGCCTCGGACGCCGAGAAAGCCACCCTCCTCAAGGCGGTGATGTCGATCGGCCACAACGCCGCCGGCATCATCCCCGAAGGCATGGCGCTCGAATTCCTGGCCGCCGCCATGGGCGCGTCCGACCCGTTCGAAGTCATGATCGCCTGGTGCGAAAGGACCCAATCGAAAGCCATCCTCGGCGGCACCCTCACCGCGGAACCCGGCGCCGTCGGCAGCCGAAGCCTTGGGGAAGTGCATAACGAGGTGCGGGTCGAGATCCGCGACCACGACGCCCGCCAGATCGGCAGCAGTTTGACCCGGTTCCTGGTCTACCCCTTGGCTGTCCTCAACACCGCCGGCATTGAAGACCCGCGCCGCTGCCCGCGCTTCGTCTTCGACACCGGCGAAGCCGAGGACCTCAAGCTCTATGCCGAATCCCTGCCCAAACTGGTCGACTACGGCGCCCGCGTGCCGGTCGCCTGGGTGCACGAGAAACTCCGCATCCCGCCGCCCGAGGGCGACGAACCCACCCTCTCCCGGCCTTCGGCCACCCTCTCCCTCGAGGGGGAGAGCGAAGCGAGGGGGGCTGGGGGCGAGGGCGCAGGGGGCAAGGCCAAGGCCGCGGCCACGGCCCGCCACGACGGCTGCTGCGGCCAGCCCCTAGCCACCCTCAAGGCCCTGGACCCGACCGGCTTCGCCGATCAGGACGCCCTGGATGTCGCCTTGTCCGCGCTGACCGATGCCGAGCTTCAAAGCCAGATGGAAGCGCTATTAAAGCCGGTTTTAGACCTCGCCCAAGCCGAGCCCGATCAGCTCCTGGGCCGCCTGGCGGAACTCTACCCGGAGCTGAACGATGCCGCGCTGACCGAGCAGCTCGCGCGCCTCATGTTCGTCGCGGAAGTCTGGGGCCGGCTGAATGCCCGATAAGGTCGACCTCAAGGCCGTCTTCGGCCGGCCGCCGAAGGATGTCATCGCCTATTTCGAGGCCAAGGGGTATACGATCTCCTGGAACTGGTGGGAAACCTGGCAAGAGGCCCACGCCGGCGCCTTTACCGTCGCCAAGGCGGTGCGGGCGGACGTTTTGGAGACGATCCGCGCCGAGCTGCAAAACGCCATGGATCACGGCACGCTGGAGCGGGATTTCGTCAAGACCCTGGAGCCGCGCTTGAAGGCGCTCGGCTGGTGGGGCAAGCAGGCGGTGGTCGATTCGGCGGGCCATGCGGAGGTGGTTAAGCTCGGCAGCTCGTGGCGGCTGAAGACGATCTACCGGGTCAATATGCAAACCGCGTACATGGCCGGCCGCTACAAGGCCATGGCGGAAAACGCCGACCATCGCCCCTGGTGGCAATACGTCGCCATCCTCGACCAGCGCACCCGCCCCGCGCACCGCGCCCTCCACGGCCGCGTGTTCCGCGCCGACGATCCGTTCTGGGACCGCTTCTATCCCCCCAATGGCTGGAATTGCCGCTGCCGGGTGCGGGCCTATACCGACACCGAGCTCAAGCGCAAGGGATTGGAACCGGAAAGCGGCGAGGGGCGCATCGAGGAGTTCGACATCGAAGTCGGCGTCGACAAGCGCACCGGCGAAATCATCACCCAAACCGTGCCGGGCTTCCGCTACACGGATGCCGCGGGCCAAACGCAGTGGTTCAGGCCCGATGCCGGCTGGGGCTACAATCCGGGGCTCTCGGCTTTCGGCCGCGACGTCGAGATCATGCGCAAGCTCAGCCTGGTCCAGGATCGCACTGTGCGTGCCCAGGCCGTGCAGGCGCTCAACAATTCCCCGCTCCGTCACGCCGCGTTCGCCCAATGGGCGGACCGGGCCTTGGCTGCGCGGCGGCCGGGGCATGCGGTGCAGGTTCTGGGGTTCGTGGACGAGGGCATCGCCGAGTGGGTGCGCGTCAAAACGAACGAAGCACCGGCGCGGGTGCTGGTGTTGCCGGAGAAGGCCCTCGTCCACGCCGACAGCGAAAAGCATCGGGACGCCGGCATTGCCCTGGCGCCGGAGGAATACCGCCTACTGCCGGCGATGGTGGCCGATCCCGAAGCGGTGCTGTGGGATACCGTCCACAAAAACCTGATCTATGTCTATCCGGCGGCAGGCAGCGACAAAATAAAAATCGTCGTGAATGCTCCGTTTCACGTGAGACATCACAAGGGCAGGCTCGATGTCGTGGTGAACGCGTACAAGGTGGAGGCACCGGCCCTGCATGATGCAACAACCTACGAGGTCGTGCAGGAATGGAAGAAGTAGCGCGGGGTGGGGATCGAACCGCACACAGGGGAGCCTTTGGCAGGCCCCCGGCTCTACCGATTGAGACCTACCCGCGCCGGAGCACATTATAGGCCAGACCATGATCGAAATCGAAGTCGACAACCGCGCCGTGCTCGACGCCTTGAACCGGCTCCTGCGCGAAACCGAGAACCTCTCTCCCGCCATGCGGCAAATCGGCGAAACGCTGATGCTTCACACCGAGGAAGCCTTCGAGCTGGAGGGGCCGGGCTGGCCGGAGCTGGCGCCGTCGACCCGGAAGGATCGGGACAAGCTCGGCTTTACCGGTAAGATGCTGGAACGCACGGGCGCGCTCAAGCGCTCGATCTTTACCGAGTACGGCCGGGATTTCGCCCTGATCGCAAGCAGCATGCCGGAGGGGAAGGGCTATGCCGCCCTCCACCAGTTCGGCGGGGAGGCCGGTCGCGGCCGTTCCGTCATGATCCCGCCGCGTCCCTTCCTGCCCATCACGGACACCGGCGAACTGTCCGACGCCGCGGAGCGGGACATCCTCGATATCCTCAATGAGCACCTTCGCCGGGCGCTCGACTGAAACCGGGATTGAACGAGAGGCGTAGATACCGTCTTTCCCGTCAAGCGGAAAGTGCATAATCGGCTTGGTAAGGCATGCGGGTTTTGATGACGCCGAAGCACAAATGGACAAGTTTGCGCAAGGCTGCGGCAGCCTCCTGGAGCATACCCGCGGGATGCGCGATTCGATCAGCCACTCGGTGGAGTCGGACGCGGTGCTGGTGGGATTCGGGAAACCCTACGCCCTCTACCACGAAACCGGCACCAAGCGCATGGAACGCCGCGGCCTCCTCGCCACCGAACAAGGCGACCTCGCCCCCCGACGACCGTGACGCCGTGCTCGATCTCCTGGCGGATCATCTCCGCCGGGCGATGGACTGAATACAAGATTGAACGAGAGGCGCTTAGGCGCAAAAAAAAAGGCCACCCGTCACGGTGGCCCATAATTTCGAATTTCGCTCTATTTTAGAGAAATTTAAATCCATTTAAACGGGTTTATTTTTGCCCTTTGGAGCAACACCTTTGCCCTTTGTCGTCACTTTTTGAAATCCTCGAAAGTTCCACAACGGGCAATCGGTCGATGTGCAGTCCCTCACCATCGACTTGACGGTGTGCGGATGGTTCGTATCTTCGCCGCCCATGCACCGGTAGCAAAAGGCGGCGATTGCCAGTTTGGCGGACTTGGGGTGACCCGCGGAGTTCTCGCGCGGGGTTTTCGTCTTGACGTTCTTGGGGCGAGCCATGGCGGTATCCTCAATCGGTTTGACGCGACACGGCCGGAGGCGCCCACCCTAGCTCCTGGGCATCACGGAAACCGCGGCGGTAGCCCTGATCATAACCGCGCTTCTCGCCGAACTGCACTCCTTTATGGTATTGGTGCTCCATGATGGCTTGCGCCTTGCCGATGAGTGAATCACCGTCGGTCGCACCGTGATAAAGCGCGAGGATCAGTAGATTGATAACGTCTACGGCGGGGTAGGTGCGCTTTGCTGGGTCTGGAAGAAGATTGATTTCGGTCTGCAAAGACGGGTTTATCGGATGGTCTTCATTCTCAGGGAGCGGATTCAATTGAGCGTTCATGACGACTCCTAGTAGTTTTCTCAGGTTGAACAAGGGTGTCGGGAGCTGAGAACCGCTACTAGACGGCCAGGCCTATTCCCCCGAAGGGTGTTTTATTAGCCTGCTCCCGACATAGAACTCGGGCGGAATTTGGGCGTAAAAAAGCCGCAAGGCTGTCGGGTGCGGTGTCCGCTAGTAGTGAAGGAGTTCTCAGGCTCCGGGAAGCGATTATACCACATCAAAACAGCAATGCAGTGTCATAGGATGGGTAGAGCGAAGCGAAACCCATCGCCATGGGGCGCGGTTCGGTCGCGAACCGGAAAGTCGCGCGATGCGCATCCTACGGCATGGCGATGGGGCCGCCTAACGATCGTTCGCCGCCCTCCAATCGACACCGGCCCCGCCCCGAGTTACCCTGATACCGCCCCCTGCCCAAGTCCCCCCGAACCCCTTCCGCCTTAATCCCATTCCTCGCGGCGTCCACAATGGCGCCGTATGTCGAAATGCAACCTCAAAAGTTCACCTGAGATCGCCGTTTGCAGCGTCGAGATCATGGCCGCCGGTGCGGAGATCCAACTCCTGCCGGCGGGTTCTTTTCGTGCCCGCGACGGCCGTCCGCACGGGCTCAACGCCTGGCGGATCGATGCGACGATCGCGGCGCGCCTGATCGCCGAGGCCGAGGCCCGGAAAACCCCCTACGTCATCGACTACGAACACCAATCCCTGGAGGCCGCCGAGAACGGCCAGCCCGCGCCCGCCGCCGGCTGGTTCAAGCGGCTCGAATGGCGCGAGGCCCAGGGGCTCTATGCGATGGACGTCCAATGGACCGAACGCGCCAAAGCCTATCTACAGGCCAACGAATACCGATTCCTCTCGCCCGTCTTCGCCTACGACAAGAAGACCGGCGACATCCAGAAGCTCATCAACGCCGGGTTGACCAACAACCCCGCCATCGACGGCATGGCCGAGCTCTTGGCCCGCGCCGCCGCCCGTTTCGCCCTCACCCCTGCCCCTCTCCCAGCGGGAGAGGGGAATAACGCTACGGAGACCGCCATGAACGAAACTTTACGCAAGCTGCTCGGGCTGCCGGAAAACCCGACCGACGAGCAGATCGCCGCCGCTTGCGCCACGCTGACCGAAAAGCTCGGCCAGGCCGAGCAAGCCGGCACCGAGCTGGCGGCGCTCAAGACCGAAGTCGCGGCCTTGAAAACCGGGAAGCCGGACCCCGCCAAGTACGTCCCGATCGAGGCGGTCACCGAGCTGCAAACCGAATTCGCCGCGCTCCGCGCCCAGCTCGTCACCAAAGAGGTGGACGACCTGGTCGAGGTCGCTCTGTCCGAGGGCAAGCTCCTGCCGGCGCTGGCCGACTGGGCCAAGGATCTCGGCAAGAAGGATCTCGCCGCGCTGAAAAACTATCTCGCCAAGGCGCAGCCGATCGCGGCGCTCAAGAGCACCCAGACCAAGGGCCAGGCGCCCGCCGGCGGTGCCTCGGCGAACTCGGGCCAACCGTTGGAGGCCCGCTGTAAGGCGGCCTGGGAGAAGGATGAAGCCCTTCGCGAGGAGTTCGGCGGCCGTTTCGAAACCTACCTGGCGCTCTGCAAGCACGAGCCCGACCAGGCGCCCGCGTAAACGCGAGTCCGCAACGCCAACGCTTTAACGGAGATTCGACACCATGACCACCCTGGCCAAAGACAAGCCCAGAGCCTACGAAATCGGCGACGAATCGGACATCCCGGTCATTGCCTCCGACATCATCTATTCCGGCGCCGCCGTGGGCGACAACGGCGCGGGTTACGCCCGCCCCTTGGCGGGCGGAGACAAGTTCCTCGGCTTCGCCAGCGTCCAGGTCGATAACTCGACCGGCGCCGCCGGCGACAAGAACGTCAACGTCCGCCGCCGGGGGCAGATTCAGCTTTCCGTCTCGGGCGCCGTCATCACCGACGTGGGCCAGCCGGTCTACGCGAGCGACGACGACACGTTCACCTTCAGCCCGGTCGGCGCCAGCTTCGTCGGGTTCGTCAAACGCTTTGTGTCGGGCGGCGTGGTCGTGGTCGATTTCGACCCGACCCATGTCGACCCTTACGCCCTGTGGCAGAAGCGCGAGACGATCGACGTCGCGAAGACCTTGGTGGCTACGGATACAGGGAAGCTGTTCTTCGTCGTCGCCACGGCGGTCATCACCCTCCCGGCGACCGCCACCGCGGGCCAAACCATCGCTCTGGTGAATGGCGGCGCCGACGGCGCCGTGCAGATCAGCGTCGATCCTCAGGCCCTGGATAAGGTGATGGGGCCGGGCCTCGCCGGGACCGACAACAAGGACCTCATCAACACTCTGGCCACCGCCCGCCGCGGTGATTACGTGGTCCTCACCGCCGGCCATGCGGACGGCTGGACCGTGAATTTCATGCGCGGCGCCTGGGCCACCGAGGCTTAAATCATTTCGGCCTAACCTCTCGCGGAGACACCCATGCCTAACAAGATTACCCAGCGCGAAGTGCGCGGAATGTTTTATGAATCGCTGGAGCAGATCGGCTCGGCGTCGTGGATCGATCTCGTGGCCCGGAAGTTCGACTCGGACCAGGAGGAGGAGGATTACGCCTGGCTCGGCCACACGCCGCAGATGCGGGAATGGATCGGCGGTCGCCAAGTGAAGGAACTGCGCGAATTCTTCTTCACGATCCGGAACAAGAAGTTCGAATCGACCATCGGCGTCAAGTCCGAGCTGCACGATCGCGACAAGACCGGGCAGCTCCGCATCCGCATCGCCGAATTGGCGGAAACGGCGCAGATGCACTGGGCGGAGCTCTTATCGATCCTGATCGAAAACGCCGAATCGACGACCTGCTACACCGGCGAGTACTTTTTCGATACCGACCATGTCGAAGGCGATTCCGGCGTCAACAACAACGCTATCGCCGTCAATGTCACCACCCCCGCGGCGCCGACGGCCGACGAGTTCCAGCAGGCGATTCTGAAATCGATCGCGCAGATCATGGGCTTTAAAAACGATCAGGGGAAACCGGTCAACCAGAATATCCGCCGGTTCCAGATCATGGTCCCGGTGCCGTTGATGGCGCCCGCGGCCCAAGCGCTCGGGGCGACGGTGATCGGCCAGACCTCCAACCTGGTGCAGGCGACCGCCCAACTCGCGGAGTTCACCGTCGGGCTGACCATCAACCCGTATCTGAGCTGGACCGACCGCTTCGCCACCTTCGCCGCCGGCGGCGCGCGCACCCCCTTCATCCGGCAGGAGGAAAAGGCCATCACCCTGTCCCAGCTCGGCGAAGGCTCCGACCACCACTTCAAGCACGACGAATTCCTGTACGGCGCCAACGCCCGCCGCAACGTGGGCTACGGCGACTACAAGAAGGCCTGCCTCACCACCTTCAACTAAGGATCGATCATGAAAATTCGTGCCGATTCGATCATCCGCGTGCCGGCCGGCGCGCGGCTCGGGCTGAACTACTGGCAGTTTAGGGCGCGCAGTCTACGGGTCGAGGTTTTTCCGCCCGAGGTCACGACGGTCGACGATTCCAGCCCGGCCCCTTTGGAAGAAAGGGACGAGATCATCCTTTGCACCGCCAAGGAAACGCTCGAATTCAAGGCCGGCGAGGAGCTGAGGGTGTTCGGCATCGCCGAGGGCGCCCTCCGGAAGTTCATCGCCGGCCAAGTCACCGTGATCGAGACCGAGGCGCCCGAGAATACCCCGAAAGGCGACGGATCGCCGCAAGACGGCACGGACGAGGCTACCGGCGCGGAGCCATCGGCCGCGCCGGCCCCGGCCTCTAAGTCGGGTAAGGCCAAAAAGACCGAAAAACCGGCCGACGGCGATTGAAACGTACATTAATTAATGTGTGAAGAGCATTAAAACATGACGTATTGCACCCGGCAAAACCTGATCGACGAGTTCGGCGAGACCGAGCTGATTCAGCTCACCGACCGGTCCGGCGCCGGCGCGATCGACAGCGCCGTGCTCGATCGCGCCATCGCGCGCGCCGATCGGACCATCCACCGCTATCTCGGCGGCCGGCAAGTCCTGCCGCTCGACGCCGACGACGTGGTCGATCTGGCCGCTGACATCGCCCGCTATTACCTGTACGAGGATCACGCCCCGGAGCAGATCCGGAAGCGCTACGAGGATGCCGTCGCCCAGCTCAAGGCCATGGCTCGGGGCGAGCTGGCGGTCGCCGACAGCGCCGGCACGCCGGCTCCGCAAAGCAACGGCGCCGAGATTCAATCCGGCGGCTGGGTGTTCGGCCGCGACGACACCTCTTTTATATAAGGTGGAGCGATGCAGCTCACCCCCATCCTCGACCGGCTCAACACCCACGTTACGGCGCTCCGCCAGACGGGCGGGGCCGCGGATCTGGCCGCCGCCCGCGACGACCTGCGCATCGCGCCCGCCGCCTACGTGATCCCGCTCCGGGAGACTCCGGGCCGCAACGAGCTGGGCGAAGCGATCTGGCAGCGGGTGACCGCGCGCTTCGGCCTCGTGTTGGCGGTCCGGAACGTCCGCGATGCCCGCGGCGAGGCGGCGGCGGAGGATCTGGAGGCGCTGCGCCAATCGGTGCGGGCGGCGCTGCTCGGCTGGGCGCCCGCGATGGGCCACGACCCGCTGGAATACG